AGAATTGCTTGTTATGTTGATGAAAAAGATATTGCTTGGTGTAATTCTAATTGGGATAGTAATGTTCGTTCTGCAAGTATTGAAACTGCTAATTTACAACCTGATTCAAGAGTTACTGATGAAGCATTAAATTCATTAATCAAATTATGTGCTGATATTGCTGTTCGTAATGGAATGGGTAAACTTGTTAAAGGTAAAAATCTTACTTGGCATCAAATGTATACAAGTACAAGTTGTCCTGGTGAATACTTATTAAGTAAACTTGATTATATTGTAAATGAGGCTAATAAAATAATCGATGGATGTTATGTTCCTGATAAACCTAAGAAAGCCGACCAAGTATTAACAGTTGGTTCTAAAGTAGCATTTAATGGAATATTCAATGTTGACGAATTGATTAAGCCAAATAATAAATATCCGAATGGTGCCGTTGGATGTTATGCAACTTGTTATGGCAGTCCTTGTGGTGAAAACGACTATATACCTTGTGACTTTATAGGAGCATACGAAATGGATAAAGATAGAGCCAATTATGATGCTGTATTAAAAGTAGGTGGTAATTGGGTTACTGATAGAGTATTTAATGTTGTAGGAGTAGAATTACCTACTAAATACACACCAAACGGAGTAGCAACACTTGAATATAACGGAATAAGATTTAGAGTAGATTGTGGAGTGTTATACGAATTACAAGACTAGATTATCTAGTCTTTTTTAAATATTAAAAAAAAAGTACCTTTTCAGGTACCATCTATTAATCTAAATCATCAAGTGCATTTGAAATCATATTTCTTGGTGATTCAGTTGCTGTTTGTGTAGTAGTATCATCTGCTAAACGAATTGTTTTATTAACAATATTTGCAAATATTGTTGGTTCTCCATCATCGTTTACCTTAGAACCCTCAGTATGTACAACCTCAGCGATTATATCAATACCTATACATCTTTCAGCATCAGCTTTAGTATCGAATTCATCACCATCTTTGAACCCTAATACTGATTCTAGGAATTTACCCATAGCGAATAATGAAAAATTATTTGTAAAATCAAATCTTGTATTTACAAATCCTCCTTCACTATCTTCAAATGTTAAATTCCAACGAGAAGGTTTTCCACTTGGAGAACATTCAGATTTTGTAATCTTTAATCTTCTTTGTCCTTCAGGTACTAGTTTATAATTATTCTTTAAATTCATTTTTATTTTCATATTATTCATTCTCCTTATCTTTTTCTTTAGTTTTACTTAATCTATATGTAAATTCAGTTTCTATATATTTTTCATAAGTTTTTGGATTTTCTTTTGCAAATAATTTTTCATTAAATTTTTCTTTTGCCAATCCGTTCAATGAATATTGTTTGCAACTTATTTTTGTTTCTCCTGGTTGTAGATTATCCATTAAAGCTTGTTTAATGCTTTCTTCTAATATTTTTAATTCTTTTTCTTTACTTTTCAAACCACTATTTTCTTTTAAAGCATTTATTTCATCAACTAATTCTTTAGCTCTATCACATAAATCTTCTACAGAACTATCATTTAATGGTTTACTTGTTCTTATGATATCTAAGTATTCTTTGTCTTTTGTCTCATCGAATTCAGGAGAAATTCCTGTTTCGACATAGGTTTTCCAAAATTCTTTTGCTTTCTCTAATACTCCATCTATACTTAAATATTCTCCGTTCAACTCAATAGTAATATCTTTCAATTTCTTAACAACCATTATTGTATTTTCTTCACTTGGGACAAAGCTTTCAGGGTGAGCATAGTCTAACTTATCAAGAAAACTTGCAACAAATAACACTCTATCCAATCCTAATAATTTTGCATATAACGCACCTTGTAATTCGTAATAAATAGGTATTGTATTATCCCATTTTCTTGGATCACTAGCTGTTTTGAATTCTACAACCATAGCTATATCACGTTTATTATCTTTTGTACTAACAGCATCCCAACAACCAGCAAAAGGTTTTTGTTCTTCGTTAAAGAAATTCCATCTTACTTGTTCAAATAAATCTCCAAAATACTCTTCTGGACCAACAATGTTAGGGAATTTCTTAGATATATACTCTCTTTGTAAAGGTTCTATTATACGTCCAGCTTTTGTGTATATCGTTTCCTCATAAGGTGGAATAACTAATCTTGTACATTCACACCAAATTTGAAACGGTGTCGAGTAAGGATTCAATCCCAATGCACTTGCGAATCTTGTACCTGTTAAATACTTAAATCTACTAGGTTGTTTTTCTAATACTATATGTTTGTTATCTTCACTATATTTCCATTCCATTTTTAATGTCCTCCTTATATCTCCATAAACATTAATTTGTTACCTTTTCTAACTTATTTTTAACCTTTAAATCTATCTCTAAAATAGTTGCACTTGGAATTTCAACACCACTTGTCAACATTGTTAAGATTGAATCTCCATAAGCATTGTCACCAGTTAATTCTTTAACTTTCATAATATTATTTACAATTTCTTTTATATCTTCATCGTCATCTTTTTCAACTTGAACTTGTTGTACTACTTTTTCTTTTATTTCCTCTTTTTTACTTTCAGGAATATATACAAGTACTTTTGGTTCTTCACTTACAAGTTCATCATTTACATCATCATCATCATGTTTCATATTACTTGGTGAAAAGTTTTTATCAAACCATTGTCTAAAAGCTGTTGTATTTGCACTGCTAATAGCTTTATCTGCATAATCAGCACCTTGTGCAATCGTATGATATACTTTTGAAAAACCTGTATCAATATCTGTAAGAATTGTTTCTGTTTTTATAGTAGCCACATGCTTTGGTGGTTTTCCACTAATTTTGACAAGTTCTTTGTCAAATTGTATTAAATCTACAACGTTATGCGCAATAGACAATCTAGCTTTAAGGCAACCGTTTTGAATTGCATCATAATATTGTCCAATACTATAATACTCTGCACCACCTAAATTACCAGGTAATTCCTTATCATAAATAAAATCTATATCCCTAATATACTCTCTTAATTTATTTATTTTTTTATATAATGAACTTTGTAACATAATGTTATCATTTAATCTTTCATCAGTAAATTTCATTTCTTTTCCACTCTCACTTTCTTTAATTCTTTCTACTAACTTTTCATTTTGTTCAATTGCTTTATCAAGCTTTTCTTTCAATTCTTGTTTTGTTGGCTCTGCCATATTTCTTATCTCATTCCTTTCTTTTTCTTTGATTAGTTCTATTATATCATATTTCTTTATATTTTTGTCAAGGATTATTCCTAAATTTTTTGCTTTTTCTATTAATTCTTCTTTTTTCAAACTATCTAATCTTGGTATTCCTAAAAAGTCGTTTGCTTTTTCTTGTGCAAATTCTATATACCATTGTTTGTTTATGTCGTTGATGGTGCATTTGTTACCATTGTCGACTATTGGGTTTGGAGGACAGTTTGCTAAAGAATCACGTCTTCCATTAGGTTTTACTTTTATTATTGTTCCGCTTGGTTTTAGCCCTGCGTAAATTCTATTGTTACGCTGAAGTTCGATATCTCCATCAGGTGATTCTTGTACACATTTTTCGTATGTGTATCCTAAATGAGAGATTTGCATAAATCTGAATATATCATCACACTTATTTATTGTTTCTTTTATTGGTATATCAAATAACAAGAATTTAAGTAATGCTTCACTAACAATAGACATAGAGTTGCTGTTAAGACTTGGTTTATAAGAATATTCAAATATTTTTTGTTCTTTATTCCATTTGAATTTATGTTCACCACGAGTTAGTTCCCCTCCCTTGTAGTGAATTTCGTAATCGTTATCACCAGTTTGCACGATTTCTGCGTAGTTATTCACGTCACGCATTATTATTTTAACAATTCTGTCTTCCTCGAGTTCAAAACCAGTATGTTTTTGCCAATCTTCTAAAACTTTCAATGCTTTTTCTTTTTCATAGTCTTCTATAGTAAACATTACCGCATCTGTATTAGCAGACACCATTTCAAGTGTTGGTATTTCTTGTAAATCATGTATCAATTGTAACATTAATAATTGACAAGTTGTACAAATACTAAACCCTTGTAACGGATCATAAAGTTTATTAAATTCTGCTCTCAACGTACCAGTATAGGCATTAATTGGTAATTTTAAACCACTTTTAACTTCATCATAAGTAATATTGAATTCTTTTAAAAATTCTTCACTTAATTGTTTATGCTTTGCTTTTAATCTTGTATTCAAAACACTAACATAAGCATCTTTATCTTTTTGGTTTCTACTAGAATAACCATATAATTTAACAGAACTAGGATAATATGAGGATACATCGAAGTTACATAATATTATCATCTTCAGTCACCTTTTATCCCTAAAACTTGATAGCTTTCTTTAAAATATTCACATACAAATTTTCTTTGGTTATCATTGATAATTTGTAGTTCTTTTTTGG